TGGTACAACTGCCACGCCTACGCAATAACTCCAGGCACAGCAAAGCTGCTGATAGAAGACTTTAAGGACCAGATCATCCCGGTTGATGAGTGGGTTCCCCTGAAGCTAAAAGACAAGAGCAATTACTTCTACCCGAAAGAGGTTGTTACTCAAATCCCACGGTCAACCCGACCTAGTACCATAGAGGATACAGAAGTTATGAAACCCGACACATTACACCTCCTTACTGTCGCTACAGACGATAGTAAGATGTGGGCATTAAAGCAGTCTGCTGACAAGTTTGGAGTTAAGGTAACTAACCTTGGCGAAGGCTCTGATTGGTACGATCCTATGGAGGGTCACGCTGGTATGCCTAAACTAAAGATGGTCGCAGAAGCCCTGCTAGACTTACCAGAAGATGATGTCGTACTGTTTATGGATGGTTATGACACCTTCTTAGTTAAGACACCAGAGGAGATACTGGAGCGCTTCTTGGGCTTCAATGTGGACATCTTGTTTGGCGCAGAAGACAACTTCTGGCCCCCTAAGCAAGACCTGCAAGATCAGTTCAATAGCAAATTCCCACGGGAGCATTACAAGTACCTTAACAGTGGTCAGTACATTGGACGGGCTGGTGCGTTAAGAAACTTCTTCTCACGGGCAGGTTGGCTATACGACATGGAAGCCGAAGGGTTAGACGATCAACAGTATTGTCAGACTGAGTTACTTTCTACAACCTTAAAGGTAGCACTAGATCACGAAGCGTACATATTCCAGAATGGTGACCCAACTGTTACCAAGTCTGGTGTTGAGTTACTTGGTCCTATCTGCTCTCCCTGTACCTATCATGGTAACGGTGGAGAACAAGCTAAGGTCTTGTTTGGTCAGTTAGCTAATCAGTTTGGTTACTACGAACCAGTGGCGTCAGCACCTATCTTGTCGCTGTCGTATAACGAGGTAGCGGATGAAATTCTAGTCACTGAGCTTCTTACGGAGAGTGAGTGTAAAGACCTTATCCGCAGGTCTGATGAGCTTGGTTCTTGGTCTAGTATGGAGGGTGACAAGTTCCCAGCGCAAGAGATCCGGCTCAAACAGCTCGGTCTTTGGAAAGATTACCAGAAGCTCTGGGAAGACAAGTTAGCTAAGATATGCGAGAAGCACTGGAAGCCCCTACAGTACATGGGTTTGCGTGATGCCTTCACTATGCGCTACGCTATGGACACTCAGACATCTCTTGGGCTTCACACTGACGCATCTCTGGTTACAGGGAGTGTTAAGCTGAACGATGACTACGAAGGTGCCACTCTCTACTTCCCCCGACAAAAGTTTACCAACCTAGATGTACCTGTTGGAAGCTGCATTTTGTTCCCTGCACAAGTAACACATGGACACTATGTCGATGAGCTACAGTCTGGGGTTAAGTATTCCCTTACTATGTGGACATCCCGTTATGAGGGTGACGAGAACTAGGAGCATTAGATGTTTGGAACCAGCCCTTTTGCAGCCGCCACCTTCGCTGGTGCTGGTAGCGAAAACTACGAACTAACAGCTGGTGCCATAACTACTGGTGCTGCGATTGTACCTGCTAACTCTATGTCTGAGGAAGAGACGCTAGGTGGCTTGTTTGTCACGGCGGGTCAACCTGCCTTAGATACTAGCGGGTTCAATCAGGGTCAAACATTTAACTTCCCTACTCTTGATGGTAACTCACCAACTGTTGATACTGCACTCTTTAACGAAGAAGAGAGTTTCTCAGCTGGTGAGCTTACTGCCACTCCTATTTTAGATAGCGTTAACTTCACAGAAGTGCATGAAGTATTTGCACAGGCTTTTACAACCGGGTCTCCGTTACTTGAAGCCACCCCCTTTAACCAAGGTCAAGTTCTAAACACTTTTGATTTAGTAACTGGTGAAGTAGTTGTTGACGACATAACAATGTCTGAGGAAGAGACGCTTTCCACTGGAGAGCTTGCTACAGGTTCCGCAGATACTGACACGGCAGACATCACAGAGAATAACATACTTTCCACCGGAGAGCTTGCTACTGGAAACGTAGACCTTCCAGCTAATACTATGCAAGAGGACGAGACGTTCTCCACTGGAACACTGGAAACAGGAAGCCCTGTCAACGGTACTTCTGGGTTTAATCAAGGTCAGACTTTAGATGCTGTAGCTATTGAGACTGGCGCGGTTGATCTCCCAGACAATACGATGTTTGAAGAGGAAACATTCGTAGCTAGGGACATACTAACAAACGATCCTGAGACCCCAAGTGCTGACCTCGTAGAAGACAACAAACTATCCTCTGTCGTACTTGACGCTGGAGCGCCTTCTGTACCAGACAACACTATGCAAGAGGAAGAGACGTTCTCTGCACCTGAGTTGGTTACTGGCGCTGTAGAGCTACCAGCCAACACTATGTCGGAAGAAGAGACCTTCGGTACTGGCGACATCTACACTGGTGCGGTAATCATTCCGTTTAATACATTCAAAGAGAACAACGTACTATCCACTAGCAATCTTTCCACTGGTGTACCTGTGGTAGATAGGGCGCTTAAAGTTGGTGACCACCTGTTCTACATGGAAGAGCTAATCTCCAGACCTCCAGAGCTAGGTGAGCCATACTACAACCCTGACTTAGCTAGGGTCGTTAACATAGGTCAGAGGCGCATAGGAACTAGAGTAAACGGGGCTAACGGAAACTCTGTCAGGTTCGGCAACAATAATAAGGTTAAGGTAGGCTAATGGCTTTTAGGATTAAAACAAACGACACTGCACCTAAGCTGTCTGTCACTCTTACAGATGCTCTTGGCAACGCTATTGGTCTAGCAGGTTGTTCCGCCCGTTTTCACATGAAGGCTTACGGAGCAAGCTCCCTGAAGGTAGATGCAGTTGCAACTGTAGCGGATGATATAAACGGTATCGTAGAGTACTCATGGCAAGCTGGAGATACTAACACAGCCGGGACTTACTACGGTGAGATAGAGGTTACTTACGGGGATGCTACAGTAGAGACCTTCCCTAACAACGGTTACTTCACTATCATCATCAAAGAGGACTTAGACTAATGGCTGACGCTTTTGACATAGACAACCTCCCCCTAGAGGAAGACATCAACAAAGCTGACAAGCCATTAAACAAACCCTTCCGGCTACCTAAAGGTTCTAGCAAGAAGTTTGGTGTGTACGTCAAGGATGGGGATAAAACTAAGAAGGTTACCTTCGGAGACCCCAACATGGAAATCCGTAGGGACGACCCTAAAGCTAGGGCTAACTTCCGCAGCCGACACTCATGTGACACTGCAAAGGATAAAACAAGCGCACGGTATTGGTCGTGCAGAATGTGGAGTGGTAGTACCGTGGGTAGTATGACAAAAGATATAACAGGCCAAATCCTAAAGGCCGATGATGAGCAACGCATGGTCTATGGCTGGGCCTCTGTAGTAACCGAAAAGGGTGAACCAGTGATTGACCGCCAAGGCGATGTGATTGCACCTGACACGCTAGTTCGTGCCGTAAACAAGTTTATGGAGCATGTCCGTGTAGGTAAAGAGATGCACAAGGGAGATCAGATTGGGGCGGTTATCCACTCCATGCCTATCACTAAAGAGATCGGTGAGAGCCTTGGCATACAGAGTGACCGTGAGGGTTGGATTGTCGCGTTTAAAGTTTATAACGATGACGTTTGGGCCAAGGTCAAGTCTGGTGAACTAGCTGCCTTTAGCATTGGCGGCAGAGCAATGAAGGAAGAGTTATAATGGCTAACCTTTTAAAGGAGCTTGAGTTAGATGAACTGTCGTTAGTTGATCGCCCAGCCAATGCACAAGCAATGGTTTCACTATTCAAGCGGGACAACTCCAACGGAGATATTATGGAAAACGAAGTAGAGACAACAGAGAAAATGTCTGACGAGATGCTGGAAAAGCTCAAGCCTTACATGGATAAGGGTATGTCAGAAGAAGAAGCTATGAAGGCTTACAACTTTGACATGAAGAAGTCAGAAGAAGCTGTAGAAGAAGCTGCTGAGGAAATCAACCCTCTCGCAGAAGAAGTAGAGCGTCTGAAAGCTGACAACCAGAACATGCGTAAAGCTCTTATTGAAAATGGCTATGTGATCCGTGCTGATAGCATCGAGAAGAAAGCCCCAGAAGAGTTTGTCGAGTATGATGGTGAGAGCATCAACAAAGCTGACATTCCTGCTGTAATCTTGAAGGCTCTTGAAGCCGCTGAGGTTGCTAAAGCAGATGCAGAACTGACTGCCAAGGCGGAAGCAGCCCTTCCTAACTTTGAAGTAGCAGCTGCAAAAGAACTTGTTAAGTCTTTCGAGGCTAACGAAGAGATCATGGGTGTACTCAAAGCGGCTGATGCTGCCTTCGGTGCGTCAATGGAAGAAGTAGGCAAGGCCGATGTTGACGGTGAGTTCACTACCGCAACTGACAAACTTGATGCACTTGTAAAGTCCTATCTGGACACCAACTCAATGAAAAAGAGTGACTACGCTAAAGCATACGCTGCCGTAGCAAAGACCGATGAAGGTAAAGCTCTAATCACTAAATCCTACAAAGGGGAATAAAAATGGCTGTTATGCAATCTCGCGACAACCGCACTTTCGTTGCAGGGGAAGACCTCTCCGCAGCACAATTCAAATTCGTAACTCTGGAAGCCGATGGTCAAGTTGATCTGGCAGACGCAGCTGGTGAGAACGCTATCGGCGTTTGTATCTCCGGCGGTACAGCTGGTAAAGCTGTTACAGTATGTGTCTCTGGCTCCGTCATGGTAGAAGCTGGTGGTGTTATTGCTGCTGGTGCTCAAGTTCAAACTGGTGCTGATGGCACTGCTTTGACTGCTGCCGCTGGTGATGTTGTTCTTGGTTACGCTCGTGAAGCTGGCGTAGACGGTCAGATCATCGAAATCGAAATGATCCAAGGCGGCAACGTAGTACCTGCCTAATCTAAGCATTGAAGGAATAATATAATGCCACTTTTGACACCATCTTCGGTCCATCTGGACCAACCCTTGACAAACCTCACTTTGGCGTTTGCTCAAGACCAATCTAACTTCATTGCGGATAAAGTATTTCCTGTCGTAGGCGTTGAGCGTCAGTCCGACAAGTTCTACATCTATGACCGCGACAACATGAACCGTACTGGCGATGTTAAAGCTCTGGCTCCACGCACAGAAGTTAACCGCATCGGCATGTCGATCTCCAATAGCTCTTACTACGCTGACGTATTCGGCTTGGGCATGGACTTCGACCAACAGACTTTGGCAAACGAAGACGCAGCACTGGACATCCGTTCAGCTGGCGCACAGACTTTGGCAACACGTTTGATGATCCACCGTGAAGAGCAGTTCGCTGCAAACTTCTTCGCTGCATCTATCTGGGGTTCAGAATCAACTCCTGCTAACCTGTGGTCAGATTACACAGACGGCACACCAATCCAAGACGTTACCAATGCTCGCCGCACTATGCAGCTGAAATCTGGTGGCTTCAAGCCAAACACAATGGTTGTTGGTAAAGAAGTTCGTGACGTTCTGATTAACCACCCAGCTATCCTTGCCCGTCTGAACGGTGGCGCAACTGTAGCAAACACAGCACTCATCACTGACGCTAAGTTGGCTGAAATCTTTGAGGTAGAAAACTTCTACGTCATGGAAGCTGTGAAAAACGACAGCGTTGAAGGCGTAGCGGAAAGCAACTCTTTCATCGGTGGCAAACATGCCCTGTTGGTACACGGTCCAAAAGGCGCTGGTCTGATGACCCCTGCCGCTGGTCTCACATTCGCATGGAACAATGTTCCCGGCGCAAACAACTTGGGCATCACCGTAGAGAGCTTCTCTGACGATGCACTCAAGCGTCAGCAAGTTGCTGAACACATCCAGGTTAAAATGGCCTATGACATGCAAGTCACTGGCGCTGATTTGGGTTACTTCTTCGATACAGTAGTAGCCTAAACAACTTTGGTGGGGGCTTTCGTGGTCCCCACCACTTTTACATGAGGAACCCCGACGATGATGCCATTTCAATATGACCGACCCGTATTTGTTAAAGTACCCTTTACAGGTAGCAAGCGAGAGTGGAAACGACAAGAACACTTCCCTTGGAAAGAGTTGTCTATAGACAAGAACGCTGTAGAAGCTCTGTATAACAATGATTACCTTTACCACAACGGTGAGTTGGAAGACAAAGCCAAAGTTGGTGACGGACTAGAAGCTCTTGATGTCGATGCCCTAGCTAAGGTAGTGGACTCCATCAACGATAAGGTTAAAGCCAAGACTACTAGCAAGGCTGAGTTTGATCGCCTTAAATGTAAGAAGTCTCGGATACTAGATAAGCAGCGTGGTCTAATCCGTAGCTGGCGAAGAACACATGGAAAGTTGGAGAATGACTAATGGCTTGGAGCTACGATGAAGGCAACCTAAGCACAAGTGATGCACTTGGCAGGTTAAACGCTACTCGGTTACTGATTGGCGACACAGATACTAACGATCCTCAAGTACAAGATGAGGAAGTCTCCTTCGCCTTAGCTCAAGCTAACAACAACGTATATAAAGCTGGGGCATGGGTTTGTCGTGTCCTAGCAGCTAAATACTCCCGCAGTGTAGACAGTGAGATTAGCGGCGCTCTTAAAGAGTCAGCCTCACAGCTAAAAGAGCATTACATTGCGCTGGCAGACACACTGGATTACCAATCACAGAAGTCAGGTGGCTTGGGCGTTTTAGCTGGAGGGATTACAGTCTCTACCGTTGATGCAGTCCGATCCAATACCAACCGTGTTAAGCCAGAGTTTAACAAAGACCAATTCAAGATCGACGAAGCTGAGTACAAATACGATTAAGGACGGGCCACCATGAGAGCGTACAACTTACTTAAACTGGTAGAACGCTACGGTTCTCCTATGATCCTTATTAAGTCCACCACAGGGGCTTATGATCCCGCCACAGGTACTGCTACTTCTACTACAGATGACTTCGAGTTCACTGGTTATATGTACGACAATGTAGAGGGGATACTCACAGATGACATTCGACGTGGCTCAAGACGTTGTATTATACCTTACCTTGGCCTTGGGACAACTCCAGACGACGGAGATCAAATTTCTGGTGTCGGTGATGTGGTGAATATAAACCGTGTTAGCACATTCTACAATGCTGGTACTATCGTTTGTTACATCTGCGAGGTGTCAGAATGACGATGAAGCTAAACACTAGCTTTTGGAAAAAGTTAGATCAGCTGGAAGATAAGGCTGAAAGAGAGCTTGAGACATACGTTAAAAGAGTTGCCGATTCAGCTATCAACGCCACCCTAGAATCTGTGAGTATCAGGGGCAAAAGGGGTGCTGTAGATACTGGGGCTTACATCTCCTCATTCTCGATTACCTACGGTCGTGGTAGACCAAGGGGGCAAAGCTCACGCAGGAAGCAGAGGAAGAACCCTAACATAGTTGGACTTGCAGAGGCGGCGAAAGCTAACTTGTACAGCGACATATCAAGATTGGACCTGCTTAACACAACTAGGCTAACACTCCGAAACAACTCACCACACGCTGTATATGTAGAGTACAAACACGGCTACCTTATATTTGAGAAGCTAGAGAGGCAGTTCAATGGCTAACATTCAAAGAGAGATTAGGTCGATCTTAGAGACCCAACTTGCTGCTGTAAATGATGTTCCACAGATAGCCTATGAGAACGTACCATACTCACCTACTACTGGAACTAGCTACATTGAAGTCAACTTTGTACCTACTTCACGAAGGCCAGCTGTGAGGGGACTTAACCCGCAACAAAGGTACGAGGGTATCTTTATTATCAACTGCTATGCTCCAGAAGGCAAAGGTCCAGCTGCGGCAGAGACAATAGCAGAGAACGTAATGACTGCGTTTGAAGCTACAACATCACTAACTACAAACAACATAACCGTTTCTGTAGACTACTCTGAGGTTAGGCAAGGTTACCTTGACAGCCCTTGGTTTGTGGTCCCTGTAAGTATCGGTTGGTACGCATATAACTAATTCTAGGAGAATACAATATGGCCTTTGCACAGGGTTCACGTTCCAGTCTGTCGTACATCGTCGAAAGCACTTTCGGCACGACACCAGCTGGTAACTTTCAAAACTTACCTTTCACTACCCACTCTCTAAACATGACTAAAGAGCGTGTTTCTGGCACTGACATTAACGCTGATCGTATGTCCCGTGTTGACCGTCACGGCAACCGTCAAGTAGCTGGCGACATTGTTGCTGACCTTCGTGACACAGATTACGATGACTTCCTTGAAGCGGCTATGCTTAACACATGGAACGCTAACGTACTCAAAGTTGGCACAGTACCAAAGTATTTTTCCATTGAGGACTACGCAGCTGACATCGACCAAGCTCGTTTGTTCACAGGTTGCTCAGTAAACACCTTGTCTGTCTCTCTTGCACCTAATGCAATGGTAACTGGCACATTCAGCCTTGTCGGTAAAGACATGGTAATCTCTGCCACGGAGAAGACACAAGATGCTGCTACAGGCGCTGCACCTTTCGACGCTTACTCTGGAGACTTGGAGATTGGTGGGTCAGTCGCTGCTATCGTTACAGCAATGGACTTTACGCTGACTAACGGTTTCGCCCCCACATTCGTAGTTGGTGACGACAGCGCCCCATCCCTTGAGGTTGGTGATGCAGTAGTTGAGGGTACTATCTCAGCTTACTTTGAGGATGCAGCACTTCTCAACCGCTTCATTGAAGAGACAGAGACTTCCCTGAAGGTCACAGTTGGCGACAACGAAAGCACACCGAACACTATGGAGTTCTTCTTCCCACGCTGTAAGATCAACTCTGCTGATGTAGGCGTAGACGGACCAACCAGCCGTGTGATCTCCCTGTCATTTGTCGCACTCCGTGATGAGGGAACAGAGACAAACTTGCGTATTACACGCACATAAGAATCCTGTAGCTACAGGCGGGGAGTGTCGGTGTCGGGTCTGACGCTCCCCATTTTAACCAACCCGATAAGGAAACCTGACATGGACTTAAAAGACCTGACCCCTAAATCCGATACCGTTAAAGTAGAAGTGACGCACCCCAACACTGGTGAAGTTCTCACTAACTTAGACGACACACCAATGACTGTTACTGTTTACGCCCCACACTCGAAAGAGTACAAGGCTTACTCTCACAGTCAGACCAACAAGAGATTAAAGAAGGCGCAGACAAGCAAGAGTTTAGACTTCACCTCCGAAGATATTGAGGAGTCAACTCTGAACTTGCTGGCTAATGTTACTAAAGAGTGGAACATCACTTATGATAACGAGATGCCTAAGCTGACTGTAGATAAGGCTAAGGAAGTTTACCAAGACATCTTCTGGCTAAAGGACTTAGTAGAACTAGGTGTCGGTGAAGCTCTGGATTTTACGAAGCTCTAGCACAACAGTTTCTAGCTTGGGCAGAACACTTCTTTGCCATGAACAAAGCTGGTGCTGATGGTGTAACAGAGCGCGAACATCTCGAACAAGTATATAAGCAGACCGGAGTAATGCCAAAGGGCTTGGAGCCAGAAGAGGATTTCCCCCTCCTACTTGAGCATATCTGGTCTGCCTTTATTTCCCTTAGTGGGGGCAGAAGTATGGGCTTCTCTGGCCCAAACCCACTGAGTTACGAACAAATAAAAGCGTGGAAAGAACTTACTTGCAACATACTAACCCCTTGGGAAGTTGAGCTAGTCAAGAGACTTGATGCAGTCTACATAGGAGTTACGAGCAGTGGCAGGTGAAATTGAAGTTGGCCTCAAGGTCACGGGTCAACAAGACCTAAAGAATGTAAGACTGGAAGCCCTGAAACTTCAAGCGGCTACTGGTTTAGCTGCCGCTAAGAACAAGCGTCTTGCTGATACTTTTGACAAAGAACTTGGTCCAGCCTTGCGTGATGTAAACCGCAAGATGAAGCAGAATATGGTTCTTCAACAACAAAGCCAGAAGGGCAACAGACGCCTTGCCCTTTTGACACAGCAAGCTGGTTATCAGTTTGGTGACCTTGCGGTCCAGATTCAAGGTGGAACAAACGCTGCTGTAGCTTTCGGTCAACAGATGTCACAGTTAGCTGGTTTCTTCGGACCTGCTGGTGCTATCTTCGGCCTCGGTATTGCCCTCAGTACTGCCATTATCGCACCCCTTATTAGGGCGAGAGAAGCTGCTAATGAGTTTGTCGAAGAGTTAAAAGGTGTCAACGAAGAACTAGAGCTTTTGCGCTCTGGCGCTTCAAGCAAAGCTGTCCTCTCTGCGAACAACCAAGTTAGAGATATTGTTAATAAGATATACGAGCTTGAGAATAAGACTTACGACACAACCTACATGACAGCAGAGATGAAAAAGGACTTTCTGGCTACCTTAGAGGAAACAAAAACGGCTGACCAAGAACATCTGGAAACTCTAAAACAACAGTTAATCGAGCTTGGCCTTGCTAAAGATGCCCTTGGAATAGTTAAGGGGCTGATTGGGGATCAAGTTAGCGAAGAAGAAAACCTGCGTCAAGCTAGACGCATCGAGAATCGAGAGAGAATAGCTAGAGAAAAAGACCTCACTAAAGTGTTAATCAAAGAGGCACAGAGACGAGCTGGTATTCGAGAGAAAGATAACCAATCTCAAGCTAAGAAAACCTTGGATCAAATCGCAAAGTGGCACCAAGCCTACGTTGATGAAACAGAGGCGGTGGAGGACGAGTCCCGAAAGAGACGTAAAGAAAAAGAAGAGAACTACATCACAGAGATGGCTGACTTCTTCTTGGCTATGCAGGAGCGTAACCGAAAGTTGTACTACTCTCAGTTCGCCGCTGAAGATGCACTTATGTCTCAAGATGTCGTATCTGGCACTACTACTGATCGCTTCGAGGCAGACGACCTGCTGCGTATGGGTTACACTAAAGAGTACCTCATTGCTATCGGTAAGCTCAAAGAAGAAGAAGCTGAAAAGACTAATAAGGTAAAGTTTGAAGTGAAGGAACTTACCCAAGCTCAGAAAGAACAGTTTGATCTCGTTCAAAGGATAGAGCAGTCTATGGAAAACTCCTTTATGAGTATGGTCGATGGCACTAAGTCTGTTAGTGACGCCTTTAGAAGTATGGCTTCAGAGATCATCAAAGAGTTGTACCGTATCTTTGTGGTTAAGAAGATCACAGGTATGATAGCAGGGTACATTAGTGATCCTGCTATGTTTGGTGGTATTGGTGGAAATGCACCTATGGGAAGTGTCAGGCCACAGGCTAGGTCTTTTGATGGGGGTGGTTACACTGGCGGAGGTTCTCGTTCTGGTGGTCTTGACGGTAAAGGTGGCTTCATGGCTATGCTTCACCCAAAAGAGACTGTCGTTGACCACACTAAGGGTCAATCAGGAGGTGGAGTTACCATCGTACAGAACATCAACATCTCAACAGGCGTACAACAAACTGTACGGGCTGAAATCCGACAAATGATGCCACAGATCGCAGACAGTGCTAAAGGTGCTGTACTGGACGCTAAGAGACGTGGTGGAAGCTATGGGAAGGCATTTGCATAATGGCAATCAGTTATCCACTCAGCCTACCTACTAATATTGGTATGGCTAGTATTGAGCTACGGGCTAGGAATACTGTAGCGGTGTCCCAAAGCCCTTTCACATACAAACAGCAGACACATTCCTACGATGGGCAAATGTGGGAAGCGGATGTAACTCTGCCTCCCATGAACAGGGACGATGCTGAGGCTTGGGTGTCTTTCCTTATGTCGATGAAGGGTCGTGCAGGTTCGTTCTTGTTATACGATCCGTCTGCTAAGAATCCCAGGGGTACTGCTACCTTTCTACAGGTTAGTGGTAGTGTTGGTGACGATAGCCTTAGCATAAACGCTAGTAACGGCACCCTTAAAGCTGGCGACTATATTCAGCTGGGGGCTGCGTCTGATGCAACACTACATAAGATATTGGTTACCCCTAGTGCTAATGAACCACTAGAGATATGGCCTAAGCTGCGTAAGGATCGTTCTAGCGTATCAGCTGTCTTGGTTAACGCCTCTGGTGTGTTTCGTCTGGCGACTAACGAGGTTGCATGGTCGGTTGATAATGCCAGCTTCTTCGGCATTTCCTTCGGGGCTACGGAGGTTGTATCGTGAGTAGAGACATTCCTGTAAACCTTCTTAATGCCTTGGGGGCTAACTCTATCCAGCCCTTCTTTGCTGTCGAGCTTATGTTTGACACCGCTCCCCTGCGTCTTTGGACCGGGCTTGGCGACAGGACTATTAACGTACAAGGTGCAGATCAGACCTTCACTGGTACAGGTAGCCTGTTGTCCCTTGGTGGTATCGACGAGGTTAACGACCTGTCAGCTAAGTCGTTCTCACTGACCCTAAGCGGTGTTGACTCAACTGTCGTATCCCTAGCCTTACAAGAACCCTACCAACGTAGGACAGTTAGGATGTACTTCGGTGAGCAAGGCGTGTCTGATGTCGTGCAAATCTTCGCTGGTAAGATGAACACAATGAGCCTGTATGATGCTCCAGATTCAAGCACAGTAGAGCTACAAGTTGAGAGCAACCTAGTTGAGCTTGAGAGATCGAGTAACTGGCGTTACACAGACGAGAACCACCAATCCCGATACAGTGGAGACACTTTCTTCTCCTATGTGCAAACAATACAGGATCAACAAGTAGCATGGGGCCGAAAGAGCGTTTAAACATATACCTATCCAATCTATCTGATGAACCCTTCGAGTGGGGAGTCAACGATTGCTTTACCTTCACCAACGGGGCTTTTAGAGCTATGTACGGCGTAGGTTATGCAGATGATTGGATGGGTCGCTACATGAACGGCAGAACACCAAAACACGCATCTAGTTTGCGAAGGGAGTTTAAACACTCCACACTATTTAACGGACTGGCTAGTAAGCTAGTAAGAGTTCAACAACCCGTCTTCGGAAGTCTTGTTACAACAAGTAAGAACCAAAGGTGGGTTACTGGTGCAGCCCTTGGTATTTCCATTGGGTCTAGGGGTATCTTCCTTTCTAAGGACGGTCTAATTAGAATGAACATCGAAGATGTAGAAAGTGCTTGGGTTCTGAAATGAGAAGTAACTTACCTTACAATGTAATGCGTCACGCTAATAGCTGGGAAGTAGCGCCAAGAGACCCAATATCCGCAGCGATTGCAACTTATGCTACAGGTGCAGCGGCTGGTATGACATTAACAACAGCCCTCGCAGCTGGAGCTTGGGGTTGGATTGGTGTTTACGCTATTAGTACACTAGCTATTTCCGCAGTTACCTCTGCTGTTCTTGGGGCATTGGCTCCTAAGCCAGATTTCGGTGGCTTGAACAACTCCGGTCAGCTAATCAGCAATAGCAAGAACGCTACAGCCCCTGCGCAGTTTGTGTATGGTCAGGCCCGTAAAGGTGGCGTAATCACTTTTATCGAGTCCACTGGAGATAGTAATAAGATTCTTCACCAGATCATTGTACTTGCTGCGCATGAGGTAGAAGAGATTGGCGACATATACTTTAACGATCTCGTCGTTACTATGTCGAATGAGGATGTAACTAGCGAACCCTTTAACGGCAAAGCTAAGGTGTACAAGCACCTCGGTGACCAGACAAGTGCAACAGACACTTTTGCAAACTCCTCTAACTCTTTGTCTAACACGCTACACTCTGAGACTTCAGCAGACAGTGCATTTGTTGGCAAGGGACTGGCTTACCTATATTGTCGCTTTACATACGATCAAGATGCTTGGGCGGAAGGTCTGCCTACTGTAACTGCCGTTGTTAAGGGCAAGAAGGTTGTTAAGACTGTTAATGGAGTAGCTCAAGCTCCTGTCTACAGCAACAACGCAGCTTGGTGTATCCGTGACTTCCTAACTTCTGAATATGGGTTTAATGACGACTCAATCAACGATGCTACATTTGAAGCTGCGGCTGCTATCTGTGACGACACAAACATTCTCTCGGACGGTTCTCCCCAGTACACAATCAACGGTGTTGTTGGAGCTAACGAGAGTGTAGGAAGTGTCCTACAGAACATGATGACATCCTGTGGTGGTACTTTGTTCTGGGGTGCTGGTTACTGGCGTCTTTATGCCGGGGACTTTGTTACACCCACAAAGACACTCACTCTTGATGACTTCCGTAGTGGTATTAGCTTGGACACAAAAGTGTCTATGCGAGATAACTACAATGCCATCCGTGGTACGTTCATCGACAGCAGCCAAGACTATATCAGTGCAGACTACCCACAAGTTAGCTCTTCTATCTTTCTTGCAGATGACAACAACCGTGAGACTGTTCTTGACCTACAGTTACCCTACACAACAAACTCACTTGCAGCACAACGTATAGCAAAGCAAATGCTGTACCGTGGGCGTGAACAACTTACCCTTAGCGCAGACTTTGGTATGAACGCCTTTGACGTTGAGGTTGGTGACTTTATCAAGGTACGCAATGAGCGTTATAATTGGAACAGTGGCTCTGAGAAGACGTTTGAGGTGGTTGGGTGGAGACTTAACCCTGACCCAGATAACAACGATTTGAGAGTTAACTTGCAACTGAGGGAAAGTAGTGTAGCTGCATTTGGTTTCTCAGTGGCGGATGAACGAGAGATCGTATCTAACAACACAACACTCTTGAAATACTACGATGTGCCAACTATCGGTATTACAGTGAGCCAAGAGTACCGTGAGGTAAACGAGAACGTAGTTAACGTGTTGGTCGTGAATGTTACCAGTAACGCTATTGACAGGGTAGACTCAGTTATCCTTAAGTACAAGAAGACTTCTGACGCCAACTTTAAGTCTGTTGGTCAAACCATTCTTGTTAATGAGGGCAACAATGCTGGTCGATTTGAGATAGTAGGTATTGACGCCCCTCAGATTGACCAAGGTGCCATTAACTATACAGTATCGGTTACCCCGGTTAACGCCCTTGGGTTTAAGGGTAACACGGTTACTACAACCTATAACCTTACTGCGGATACAACACCACCATCCGCCCCTGCATCCCTCACCCATTTACTATCGGGGGGTACAATCTTCTTTAGCTGGCCCGCGGTTAGTGACTTGGACCTGTCGCACTATAAAGTGTACTACTCAGCTAATGGGTCTGCTAACTTTAGTGATCCGACAGTATCAGAGAAGATAAACAAGATCGCAAGACCTGCTACTTCTATTAGCTACCCTGCACTCTCTGGTAAGTTCTTTATCACCTCTGTTGACAAAACAGGTAACGAAAGTGTTGCGGCGGCATCTACCACAATTCTCAATTCTGAGTTACCCTCGCTTGGTCAGTCTCCAACTGACATTGAGAACCCAGACTTTAGTGGTACTAAGACTAACCTTACTGTCTCTGGCGGTAACTTGTTTATGTCGAGCTACGCTACAGCGGGTGCAACTGGTGTCTACGACTTTTACCATGATGGGGACTCTTACTTTGATGTGGGGACTTCCCGTACAGTCCGTATTTCCAGTTCTATTACAGCCTCCCGTAAACATGCTGATGCTGTAGGTGGTGAAGTAAACTGGGATGCTATCCCTAACAACTGGGACACTTGGCCCGGTAACTTCGATGACTGGACAGATGAGACTACAAACTTCGGAGACTTCTCTGTATCAACACAGGCGAGGGCTTCTGATACTGTAGCTGGACTAGCTGCTGAAACATTTGTAGACGCATCTGGTGAGCTAGTTGGTAGATACATAGAGTTCAGAACAACACTTTCAAATAGCACTGCAAAAGTAACCCCGAACATAACAGCACTAAGTGCTACAGTGGAGTATTAAACATATGTCACAACATGACTTTACAATCGCCAACCAAACAGCCAGTAGCGCACGATCCGACATCAACGATGCGTTACAGGCTTTGGTATCTAACAACAGCGGGGATTCGGCCCCGACCACTACATTCGCTAATATGTGGTGGTATGAGACAGATACAAACCTACTTAAGATCAGGAACGAGGGTGATAATGCTTGGATCAACGTAGCTTACGTCAACCAGTCTACTAACAAGTTTGAGATACTAGACTACACTAAGGTGGTCTCAACCACTGGATACCAAGTTGGTATTCTTGGGGCTCAGGCTGAGTCAACTTGGGAGACTGGTACTGGAACTACTGAAAGTCTTGTGTCGCCAGCTAAGGTTAAGGCTGCTATAGAGAGCTTAGTGCCAGATACACTTGGTGAAAACCAATCTTACGCAACTACAACTTTGACTACAAATACTTGGTATCAAAACACTACAGGTCGTGCCATTGCAATTTATTATCGGTTAAATGTTGGCGGTGGGGCGGCTTATGTCAGCACAACCGCTGGTGGCGGCTTTATTGTTGGTGGGCCAGACGGTGATAGCGGTACATGGGATAATGGTTATTTTATTGTCCCTAATACACACTATTATAGAACAACTGGCAGTTCCAATCTCAGCGCCTCAATGCTTTCATAGGAGTTAAAATGTCTAAATACTTTATAAATCTTAATGGGGATTATTGGGAAACCTTATCAAACCCTTCGGATGAGATTGTTGCTGCGTACCCAGTCGGAACTGTTGAAGTAACGAAACGTCCATCTCACTTGCACACTTACGAAGGTGGAGCTTGGGTGGCACCCTCTGATGCGGTATATGATGGATGGAAAGCTACAGAGGTACGCGCAGAGCGTGACAGGCTTTTAAGCGCAGGAGTTGATCCACTTGTGTCTAACCCTTTGCGGTGGGGGGAACTTACTACAGAAAAGCAAACTGAGTGGGCACAGTACCGAAGAGACCTTTTGGACATCACAGACCAATCAGGTTTTCCTCGCAATGTAACTTGGCCTACTAAACCAGAACACATATGATATTCTAAGTAATCAAGGGAGCTAACTGTGGCTAAGGAAATACTAAATAACAATCTCTCACTTGGCCTCATACTTGGCTTAATCACACAGGGTGCTGCAATAGTATGGACTGTCTCTATGATGATGTCGGACATTGAAAGCAACCGTGAGGACATCCTAGAAACACAATCCCGGATTACCAGCCTTGAATCTGCTGTTAATACTCAAGCTGTCTCTATGGCTAGGATAGACGAAAATATAAAGGCTATTCGATCCGCAGTGGAAGCTATGGCTATTAGGCCAAGGTAGTGCTATGTGTATTGGTGTTTGTTTCCTTCGGACATGCTTGGACAACTGGTGGTAATCAGCTATTTCAATACTGCTACTACGATTGCGGGGCTTCTAAGAATGGTCTTTGGTACGACAGGGTTTACAGGGTAAGCCATAACTATGTGTGTCCTATAGAGGTTAAGTTCAAATGATAGACCCATTTACAGCATTTGCTGCCGCTCAGACAGCCGTATCAGCCATTAAACGTGGGATACAGCTAGGTAAGGACATCGGTGGTATCTCCAGTGATCTAGCTAAATTCGCTGGGGCTATCTCTGACATTAACTTTGCACATAAGAGGGCTGAGGATCAACCTTGGTATGCTATCTTACTAGGAAGCCCCGGTCCAAGTGCAATGGACATCTTTGCTAAGAAGAAACAAGCGGAGGCTCTTCGTGCTGAAATTAAGCAGTATATTCAGTTTGCCTATGGTCAGTCGGCTTGGGACGAGCTTCTTAAGATTGAAGCCCAAGTTCGTAAGGATCGTCAGGCAACTCTGTATCGTAAGGCGGAGATCAAGCAGACTATTCTGGAGTGGACTTTGGGTATACTGGTGGTGGTATCAGGAATTGGTATCC